ATCCAGCCTTTTCTAACGAAGATAAATTAGCTTACCGACAGCATATTTTAGAAAAGTTTCAAGAGAACTACAACACCGCGTTTGCAAATCATCTAAAGAAGGTTGCAGAAGACAATAACTACATACCAGGCGATACACCGCTTGACGATCCGAGGGTCGGCGGGCGTAAAACAGAAGAACAAATTAAGGCAGAAATAGAAAAGATAGCCCCACTAAAAGATGGGAAAATTGTTTACGAATTTAAACGCGAAGCTTTAAGTGAAGGTGATTACCAGTTAACTGGACGAACCCTCGATCGACGTAGAGTTAACACGGACTCCGCTTGGAGAATGGTAACTGACTCTGATGCTGTCAAAGCGTTCCGTGACAACAATACGATAGTGGAACGAACCAACTTTAACACTATCTATCAACGGACAAAATTTACTTATGAAGCTCGTATATCAAGAGCTAAAGCGTTGCATAACAAACCAAAAGATAAGTATGAAAGTGCTAAAGCATGGGAAGTCCAGCAAAGTGAAGTCTTTGGACTTCCGCTTCCAATTCTATTAGATAAAAACGGACTCGATGGGATCTCTTACGAACCTGACATTCCGTTTTATAAATCGCCAACATTCTTTGGTACGCTGTTCTTTGATAAACCAGATAAAGTTTATGAGAGCATTGATTACGATTTAAACAAAAGTTTAACGGGACCAAGTGCACCTTCGAAACGGCTCTTTAACTTACCCGCGTTACAGGATGTCTTAATAAGACAGGATTACACTAACCTATTGTTAATTGCAAAGAAGTTTGGACACGCACCTCAGAACGCTACTAAAAACCACCCAAAGATAAAATCCTTTTTAAAACAACAGCTAAAAGTTGCCGAGCGTTACGGCTGGTATGATGTCGAGGATAACCCAACCCAAGAACAAAAATAACTTATGAGTCTTTTTCCTACTAGTTCACTTTTTTCACAGAGTCGTTTTTTAGCTCCTTCAGCACAACCTCCAACAACTTACTCGGACGTTGACCCTGACTATAGTCATCTCGAAAACGCAAAGCGTTCAAACGAAGATAAAGACGAGGATTCTGGTTTCTTTCAAGATCTAGGTTTAGGTCTTTTATCGGGAGTTGAAGGGTTTGGTCGCTCTGTTATTGGATTAGCGGATTTTGCTCTTGGAGATGTAATACCGGATGAGTGGTCTGAGCGTTCAATGGAACGACCTGACAGTTTAGTCGGAGGATTAGTCGAAGGTATAACACAATTCGGACTAGGCTTAATTCCAGGATTAGGAGTTGCTGGTATGGTTGGAAAGGGAGCTAAGTTACTTAACGCTTCTGATAAACTTGTTAAGACCGCCAAAACAATAACTACAGGCGTGACCGCAGATTTCATAGCCTTCGACGCACATGAAGCTCGGCTCAGTGATTTCCTTGCATCCCATGATGTCACTCGTAATGCTGTAACACAATACTTATCTTCAGACGAAAGCGATAGCGAATTTGAAGGGCGTATGAAAAATGTTATTGAAGGCGGGGCTCTAGGTGGAGTAGGCATGGCGTTGATAAAAGGAGTAAAAGCTTTAAAGAAAGGTAAACAAATGAACGGAAGTCCCGAAGCATTGACTGAATTTAACAAAGCCGCCGGGGAACTACAAGAAGCTATGATTGAGAACGGGGCCGCTTCTAGGGAAGGACTAGAGATTGAAAAGAATCTTAAAAACTTACTTCCTAGTGCGATACGTAAAATTAAAAACGAACTAAACGATTCCAAAACAAACCAACAAGGAGGGCGTAGAACTGAGCTAGATCCAAACGAGCCTCTCCCTAAATACCCTGATTGTTAATCAATACCTTATATTTTAAATGCCAGAAGAAAAATCAACAGCATCATCATCATCATCAAAGAACCCGTGTTTAGTCGGAGGACCGCAAGCGTTATACAGTAGTTCAAGAATCCTCCAACAACTATCAGACACAGAAAATTTTGCTGACATTGATAAGTTAGTTAAAGAGACGGCAGGGTTGTTAAAAATAGACACCGCTTTCGGTTCCGCAACAGACATACAAGGACAGATTGCTGAAGCTATCGCAAGGACTAAGATTTACGGCGGTGATTCTAACGTCTACCTTAACATACTGCGGTCCGCTGATCTAAACAGTCCCGAAGTTGTGGAAGTGTTCAGCGATCTCATGCTACGCCAACAGGTAACAATGCACGGAATGAACGCGGTGAAGAACAAGATGAAGTCTCTTTCAAAGCAGATTGTTGATGGCGTGGGCAAAGGAATGGATGAAGTTGATATACAAGACTTAGAACTCCGTCTTACCAGCACTCAAGCTCAGTTTCGAAATTATATGGCGTATAACTCTACCCTTGGAACCGGGGCGAGTAGATTGTTATCACAAAGAAAGTCGAGCAACATTAGCAAAGCCTTCGACGCTCTCACGGAAAACTTAGGGGACAAATACAAATCCGCGTTAGATGGTGAAGCTTTTCTACAAGAGAATAACATTAACTCAAAACTAAGGGCAAAACTCCAAGATCAAGTAAAAACACTAGACGACGATATTAACGTCAATCCTGATAGCGTTACCCTTGAAGAGCTACAGACACGGATTGCGGACGATGAGTCACTTATTAAAAATCAGACTGATGAAATCAACAAACTTAAACAAGAGTTAAAAGATCGCAAAGAACAGCTTAAAGGAAGTAACGTAAAACCGACAGAAGACCCAGCATCGTTAGCACTCGAACGCCAGCTTAAAGAAGGCCAACAAGAGCTTATAGACACGAAAGAATTAAAAGATTTAAGGGCTGAGTTAGAACGATTGCGTAAGTCGGGAGGGGATGTTACAAAAACTAACATTAAAATAAAAGAAGCGGCTTACGACCAGAAATTTAAACGAACAGAAAAAATCAAAGCGAGCGAGATTGATACTCAAAAGAAGTATGACAAATTCGTTAACCAAAGTCTGGGGTCTCAGAAAGCGCGGACTTTTGCCAAACGTCTTTATTTTGCGGCACAGGACGGACGCGAAGATGCCTTTCTTCACATGGCTGGGAAAATGTCTGAGAAGTCAGGGTTTACCAAAGGGCTTGATATGTCCCTTCAATGGTTCATGGGTAACATCCTAAGTGGTCCTCCTTCTTATGTATTAAACGGACTATCTCCCATTCTAAGTCGAACCTTACTGAAATTGGAACGAGGGACCGGAGCTTTGTTATCCGGCAACACTGAACTCCTAAAAGCAACGATGAGTTTAGACTCTATGTTTGGTAATGTGAAGAAAGCATTTGGAATGGGAGCATCATCATTTAAAACCGACTCTGAGACGTTACTAGGTGGAGCGCGTTCAATGGACCCCGAGAGCGCAGGACAAGGACTTGGAGCTTTTCACTCAAGTAACTTCAACAGTAAGTTTATGTCTTCTAATCCGATGGTGCTTATTATGAACACCATGAACACAATAACTAGACTTCCCTTCCGAATTAACGGAGCTGCGGATGTCATCAACAAGACCTTTGCCGCCGATAACTACCTTAACACACACTACCGCATGGAAGGCTTAAAGCTTGTTAAAAATGGAAATTTAAGCGTGGATGAGCTAGGGGCATACGTAGATAAAAATGTCCGTAAGATGTATAACGAAGATGGTTCATTGTTTTCGGAAGAGCGGATGATGAAAGCCTACGCGAAACGCGCAATGGATGAAGGGTTTGACGAAACGGACCCAAACGCGATTGCTCGTAAACACGCTGAGTTCATGGACGAAAAGCTTGGACAAATTGGAGATAACCTAAACGAGATGGACATCCTAGCACGACGCGCCGAAGCCTTTGCAAGGGAATCTACATTTACAGGCGAGTCAGGACCATTGACAAAACTGTTAAACTCCGCTCGCGATCACATCCCATTAACAAAATTTCTGATTCCTTTTGTTAACACTCCCATGCAGATCCTGCACTTTGGATGGCGTAGAACATTACCTGGAGTTCTAATTGAAGAGATAGCGCCTAGAATTACTAAAGGTTCCAAGAAGTTTAAAGAAGAATTCGCAGCGGCATCAACCATTGAACAAGCTGCACGAAGAGGCCGAATTGCGACAGCCGTAGGAACCACAGGCGCTCTTGCTTACTATGCTAACAACAACCGAGATAGCATCACTGGCGGTGGCCCTAGAAACCCGGCTGAACGTAAAGCCCTTGAAGCCACAGGATGGCGTCCGTATTCATTTGTTACAACGGATGAGGAAGGTAATAAGACTTATACGAGTTACCAGCGAGTTGATCCGTTTGCGACCATGATTGGAATTGTTGCAGACATTGCTGAGTTTGCTGAGATGAACCCAAGAAGTGAAGACGAGCTTTCAGAATCTATGAGTGCCTTGGCGTTCACCGTGGCTGAGAACATGACCGATAAATCATTCCTTAGGGGACTCAATAACGTCCTTAACATCTTTGCAGACCCTGAGACTTACATCCCGAAAACAGTGCGAGATATTGGCGCAGGAATGGCAGTGCCGATGTTCCTTGACAAAGTTAAAGGATATGAAGGCGAACAGATGATCAGAGAGAACCGAAGTCTTTCAGATGCGATTCTCCGTAAACTTCCTATAGCTGAAGAACGTGTTCCACCAAAAAGAACATTCCTTGGCGAAGCAGTGTATAGACAAAACCCATTAGGATTAGCCGGTATCTTCAATCCAATTTATGTGTCTAGTAAAAAGAACGACATCGTAGACGAAAAGATTCAAGATATGTTATATGGATTTAGCATGCCTAGTGCGAACTACTTGAACCACGCCGACACTGATATGCGTAAGTTCTATAACGAAAATGGACGCCAAGCGTTTGATCGTTTCCTTGAATTAACATCTACCACAAAGATTGCAGGAAGAGACCTAAGAACCGCTCTTAAAGCATTGTTTAAATCTTCCGCTTACCGAGCAGCCGAACAGAATTACCAATCGGCCTTTGAAGCTGGATCATCAGCCCTTGAAGACCCTAGAGTTCGTTTAGCAAAGATGGTCATCGGAAGATACAGATCTCTTGCCAAACGTGATGTTATTGCAGAATTCCCGGAACTACAACAAACCGTAAGGCAAATGAAGTTCCAAAGAGCCCAACTTAGAAACCCTATCCCAACCTTATAAAATACCATGTCAGCCACAAGTGGACTATCATTCTATCTATCCGCATTCTTAACACCCTCAACAGCCCAGACTCTTAACTATGGTTTTGAGACTCTTGTTGACGATGACATAACCGTAGTTTTCATCAACGGAAGTAACACTCGTTTGGTGCTTACTAAAGGTGTCGATTACACGTTAAACACTACTACACAGGAAGTTACATGCACAGCATCAACCTGGATTTCCTTGTCATCTGTAAGTGGTATCGCGGACTCTTCCTCAAAGATAAGGATCTTTCGAACCACCTCAATACAGCCCTCGGTTGACTTTAAGTCAGGCGCTGTGTTAAGCGAAGGAGATCTCGACACCGCCTATAAGCAAGGTCTCTTTGCCGCACAGGAGATGGCTGAAGATGCCGCCGCCACAAGCGCAGGGGTTCAAGCTGTTACTGAAAATATGCTTGAGACCGGAGCCGTGACCGCAACAAAGATAGGCGCAAACGCTGTAACTGAATCACGAATACTCAACAGCGCAGTCACTAACGCAAAGATTGCCGACAACGCTGTTAACGCCGCTAAGATCCAGAACGGCACAGTAGGATCAGATGAACTTGCGACTGGATGTGTAACATCAGCAAAGATCGGGGCTAACCAAGTCACAAGCGCACAGATAGCTGACAATAGTATTGGTTACACCGAGATCTCAAACGCAAACGCGGACGCTGTTAAAGCAGCCGTAGAGACGGAAGCAGCGTCAAGCCCAATAACACCTGACGTTCTTAGGTATAGTCCATTCTCTCCAAGATGTTATGGGGTAGTTAGTTATGACGAAAGCACTCCAACGATTGCAAGCGGCTCTTTTAACGTAGCCTCGGTTTCAGAGCCATCAGAAGATAAACGCACAGTCACTTTTGCAGTCCCATTCACGAACACGAATTATGTTGTCGTAGCAACAATGCAGACCTCGACCACAGTAGGTGATAATGAAAAAGTAAGCATAACTGCTAAATCAACATCATCCTTTACAATGGAGTCGTTCCACAATGATGCGGCGAACTTAAGTATTAACTTCGTTGTCTTCGGAAGCACCCTTAGCTAACACAAGATATGAACTCCTCAGTCAATACACCCTTAGTAGGTATCACCGGATTGATTGCAAATATAACACTCGAACAAGTTAACACCACTGTGGCTATTGCGGTAGGACTCTCCACGTTGATCTATATGTTAATAAAGATACGACACCTCTTAAAACAGAAACAGAAGTAATAATGAGCGACGAAAAACGAAGCATCAAGATGGAGGGTTTACAAGACCTTCTCATCGACACATTCATCGACCAAATCAAAAGTGGTGAAGCACCTCCTGCCTTGTTAAACGCTGCTCGTCAGTTACTTAAGGACAATAACATCACAGCCAGCATCACTAAGGACTCACCCTTGGAGGCACTTGTAAATTTACTTCCCTTCGAAGATCCGACTGATAAAGTTGTCAATGAATGAGTGACATCCCACCACAGCTTAAGGACTTCCGTAACTTCCTTTGGATGACATGGAACCACCTTTCGCTACCCGCACCCACCCCTATCCAATACGAGATAGCCGAGTGGATGCAAAACGGTCCACGACGTGGTGTTATCCAAGGGTTCCGAGGTGTCGGTAAGTCATGGATCTGTTCAGCCTTTGTTGTCCACCAGCTACTCCTAGATCCACAAAAGAACATCCTTGTTGTCTCGGCATCCAAGAACCGCGCTGATGACTTCTCCACGTTCACCCTTAGGTTGATCCACGAGATGCCCGTCTTGGCTCACTTGATGCCTGGGGACAAACAACGCTTCTCTAA